TCTGCCATCTGCGTTGTACCTAAAGGACCCGATGTTTCCAGGGTACTGTAGGGTAAGGGCTGGTTGATCCACCATGTTGGGGTTGATGTAGAACTTAGATCCGTCAGCGGCAGATCCGTCAGACCTTCTGATCCCAACGAAGTTGAACACCATCCTACCCGGAATATTCACCCCCTCGATGCTGACATCTGCGTTAGCCGACATCTGCTTGTCCCCTATGTTCCGCAAGAAGTCTGTGATGTTTTCTCCGGTTGTGAAGTACCTAAGGGCATCTGCTGGCCAGCCAGAAGAGTTGACGTTCTCCACGGTAGCCCAGTTAAGTCTGCCTACCTCTACCGTACCGACAGCCTTTTGGTCAAAGGCTCCCTTGTCTACGGTGGTCAGGTACCTGGACACGATGTTCTGTAGCGTCTCAGTCCTTAGAGACATTGGCGACTTGTCTTGATTGTAGGCGCTGATCAATGGCGTTCTCAGCTCGTGGTTACCACCAGTGTCGCTGATAGATACTGTAGCCATTACTTGGAACTCGTAGGCCTGGCCGGTTAGGAGGATAGGAACTCTGTACTGCGCCGTTGTTGGGGCAACGTACCTGGTCAGCCCCCCTACGATTACCGCAGATACGGTGTGATCGACACTGCTGTCTGAGGCCGGAGCGGTAGGAGGGTCAACCTTGTTTAACGCCTGGTTGCTAAATGGGAATACCTCTACCCAGAATGGTAGCTCAAGAGACCTATGCGGACTAGCGCTCAGTGCAGCGTAGCCGTCAGCCGTGTTGTCCTTCTTCCATAGATACACAGAGAACAGCTCCCCACCTGGTGATGAGGAGAAGTGAAGTACAACATCGTTTACCGTGAAGTTAGCATAGATAGATGTGCTGTTGATGTAGTCGGACCATCTGTTAGTGGTGCTGTTTTCCTTGGAGCGTTCGATCCTAAGTATGCCAGTTATGATGTACTTCTCGTTGACCTCATCGTACTGAACAACGAACCTGTTCATGTTGGTGTCTGTTGTTGCGCCAGTCGTGGTGTTGGTATTATAGTCTTCTGACAATGTATTGTTCAATGGGAAAAATGACTTCGTAGGCCAGTAACTTCCGTTACTAAATAAGCCGCTGCTCTTGTCAAGGAAGTACATAGAGATAGGGGTCCGGTCTGCTAGGGCAGAGGTGGATGTGTTCTTGCTTAGTAGGGGCTCCCTACCAGAGATCCTAGGGGTAGATACGTAGGTCTTGGTCTCGGTGGTAGCCTTGAACAGACCGTCAATATCGTACGCACCAGTCGTGGCCGTGTCCGTCTCGTACTCGACGAGTAGCTTTGGTCGGTAGGCTGTGGTGGTGTACCCAGTGCTGTAGAACGTAATGCCACGGTAGGATGCAAGCTCGCCGCTGTTGCTAATGTGGAAACCGTGGTTATCCTTACCAGCGCCGCCAGTCTTCCATTCTTTCGCAATGTCAGTCACGTCAAACTCATACAGAGTGTTGTTGACCACACCGGTAAACGCTTTCGTAACAGCAGTCCCGGTATAATTGCTGAACATTACTGATGAGTCTGAGTTTGGGTTAGTTGAGTTTCCCCATACATTTTCCGTGCCAACGTTACTGGTGTCTCCGGTATACCAGTCTACTGTTGACACCCTTCTGATCTGAAGGTTTCTGGATGTTGTCGATGATGGGCTGGCGTGGCTAGTAGTGCTGCTGCCATACAGTTTAAGGGTTGCCTTCTTGATTCTTGTAGAAGTCGACCACTCTGGATTAGCAGTTAGATCAAATCTAAGAAGTGACCGATGGGTGTACCGCATGGCGGTTACTGTTCCACCACCAGTGAGGCTCGACCCTGAGGCGCCAGCAGTTCCGATTGTAATGGTGCTAGTCGTTGCTGTTAGTATTGTATGGGTTCCATTGATAACCGAGGATCCCGTTCCAACATAGCCAGAAACTGTCACAGTGTTTCCTGCGCCAAGAATGTTTGTTGCTGAAGAAAGTTTTAACTCAAATGAGGAAGATCCGCCAGCAACGCCAGTCATAGACTGGATGTACGTATCTGTGCCCGTGGGCAGATGGTCTTCTGATGCGGAAACTGGAGATGTTCTTCCGTTGTTGTTCCAGTTAGACGTTGGGTTGCCATGAGATGTGCCGAGTGTCAAGAAGCTTGCCGACCTAGCCACTCCATTGGTGGCGCTGTCGTATGTGTAACTTCCCGGAACAGAAGTAATGCCGCCCGTCACATACTCAAGTGGTGACGTAGCGGCAGTGGATGCTCCGAGAACTTCTGTGTAGTAGGTGTTTATGATGCTCATGTAGTCGCTTCCGCTGAAGACGATCTCATCGTTGGTTACATCTGCCCCAGTCAAAAGACCTGCCCCTACTAGGTCGTAGGAGCTTGTGTCGTGGTTCAGGCGTTCAATCTTGTAGTGTCGTAGTAGCGGCTGGAACTCGTTGATGAGTGCGTGGTTGATCGGTAGTGTCCAATACGCTGAGCCCTCATCGTTAGCCATGACCTCTGACCCGATGTTCTTTGCGTCGTAGACAACGGCAACCTCATCACCTGGTCCACGATTGGCCCCGATGTTGAAGAGTCTAATGCGGGTTTGAGTTAACCCTACGGTCAAAGCCAACCCTCCCTGAAGCTGACGGTCAGAGAGCCGCTCGAGATGGCAGTGGCACCTGGGTATACAAGGAAGTCACCGCTTGTTGCTGCGTGGTCTAGGCGGCAGTTAGTCAACAACATCCGGTCTAGCTCGGCGGTGAAGGCGCCAGTAGCGGTAGGGATGATCGTCACCGTGCTGGTCTTGCCTCCTGAGGTCCAGGTCACAGCGATGGGCGTGGCCGCCGTACCAGTGCCACTCACAGTGGCATAGGAAGCCTCAGAACCCCTGTTTGTGCTCGGAACGGACCTAGACGCCGTATGGTACTTTCTTGGGTCTGGGGCCAGCAATCCAACGGTGACCCTCTGGGAGAAGCCGCCCGTCTCCATACCCACCGACATTGTCCTATTGGCGGTGAACTGCAGGAGGGTGGTGGGCCTCACTCCCAGCTCAAGCTCGATGCCGTAGGGGAAGTCGGCCCCCTGTGATCTGGTGGGCTGGAAGAATCTCATTGGCCGTACGCCGTAGGTAGTGGTCCAGTTCGTAGGCATGGGGGAGAGTGCCTTGGACAGTATGTCGCACTGGTCCCAGAAGTCCCCGAGTGTTTCGCCGTACACACTGACAGCGATCTGTACTGGACGTGCCCCGAGGAATGGCTCGGTGTAATCAACGCCGTCACGCAGGGCACGCTGGTCTAGGTACCCACGTACCTGTGATGTGTTGTAGGCAACTTGGTCTACGCGGAATCCAGTAATGGGCTTAGGCCCACGCAACGTTGTTGCTAGGCTGTTGATGTCAACGTATTCGGTAGTCGAAGTATAGATGCGTACGGGCTTTGTGAAATCCATCAGCCCACCTTCTTAACTTTGCGCAGTCTCCCCATGAGACGCTCGAATCTTCCGCGAGCAACTGTGTAGATCTGGTTGGCTGCTGGCACCGTGACGTCGGTGTTGCCAGGGTTCACCTGCCACTGCTGGAACATGGATCGGTCAGTCACTAGCTTGTACATCCCCTCTGACTGCACGAAGTAACGGACAGCCTGCTCTGCATCTGCGTCTAGCGTATCAGTGGTCCAGTTGCCGTAGCCCATGATGCGTAGGTGCGTAGTGCTGCCGCTGAATCTATTCGGCTGCAGGTACACGCTGCCACCGTGGATCTCCCACCCTCCGGCTGGGCCTTCGCCCATGCTTGGGTCGATGCGGTCTACTAGGTCGTACCACTGCACGGCTGGGGACACCGATGAGTCAATGTTATTCTGTAGGCAATCGATCCGGTAGATGGTATCGAAGCCTGCTGGTAGTGAGATGCTGGTGCTGTGCTTCGCGCTGAACGACTGCGGGATAGCAACGATGTCGGACAGTTCCTTTGGGTAGATCCTAGAGATCTCGGCAAGTGCAAGCTCAACCAGGTCAGTGAGTTCCTGATTCGTGAACGCCCTATCGTAGCCGTCGGACGTGCCGGTATCGCGTAGGTCTCGTCTAAGCTTTACGATTAGCGTATCAATTGCTGCCATTCTATCTCCTTAGTGAGGGCCCCCAGCCGACACATGTCGACTGGGGGTTACCTCTAGCCTATTACAAGGCGGTTGCGCGGGTCTCAAGGCGCAGGTAGCGGACCTGGCCAAGGGACGTCTGCGGAACCTTGTTCTCAACGAGACCCGAAAGTCCGGTTGCAGAAGTCGTACCGCTGTTTGCCACGGTCACCGTGAAGGTGCTCGAGGTTGGAACGGTTGCGACCGTAAGGTTGCCTACCGAGGCGTAGTTGACAAGCGCGTCAACGTCTCGGATCTTGATCGTCTCACCGACGAACAGGCCGTGAGGGCCAGACGTGGTGATGGTACCCGTGGTCGTGCTTCGGGCAAACGTCGTAATGACGGCTGCCTTGTCACGTCCGCTGTACTCGCTGACAGCAGCTTCACCCATGATCATAGCGCCGAAGCGGAGCTTGTAACCAATGAGTGCACGCTGGCTGAGCGGGTCGGTGTGGTCGCCACCAGGAGCGACGAAGTACGTCTGCATCGTCTGTGAGTCGCCGACGACGAATGCGTCAGGACCAAAGAAGAGTGCCGAGTAAATCGTGATGTTCGCGGCAGCGGTGTTCGCCTGGGTGAACGTCTTCGCGTCGTTAGCGACGAGGAAACGTACGCCTGAGTAAGCACCGATTTCACCCGACAGCATGTCAAGCGGCTGCGTGTACTTCGTAGCTTCAAGGAAGCCGTGACCCGAAGTATCCGTCAGCAAGTCGAACTGCTGGTTAGGGTGAATGATGCAGCGATAGAAGCCATCCGGGAACGGAGGAACGTTCGCTGCCTTGAGTCGGGCAACAGCCTTCTTAACTTCAAGCCCGTTGAGCTTGTAGTCCTGTCGGGCTGCACCTTCGCCAATGTTGCTGAGTGTTGCGTCGGCAAGGCCGAGACGGGTTGTGACCGCCGTGCCATCCGAAGTCTTCGATGCGTAGTAAACACGGGCCGAGCCAGCGTTCATTACGTCACGGACGATGCCGTCCATCGACTTTGCAGCTGCGAACGAAACTCGCTCTGCTGCAATGCT